TGGTTAAAACTCAGGCGCTACTTGCAGCGGGGGCAATGCGGTTAAGCGTAATGGCGAGCGAAGCATCAGCATTTATTTCTATACTTCATACTATACCGGGGGTGCTGGGTAAGGCTCGTGCCGCTATGATACTGTTCAATGCTTCGTCCGGCATTATAGGCGCAATAGCTGCTGTGGTGGGACTGGCTGCAGGAGCGTGGATGCTGTATTCGGCAAAAGTAAAAGACGCCACCAGCGAAACGGAAAATCAACTCAGTGCTGCCAAAAAAGAAACACAGCAAAAACAAGAAGCGCTTACGACCCTGGAGCAGCAAAGCGAATCTCTTTCCGGCCTGCGGGATGAGTATAAAAAGCTAAGTGACGCGACCAGCAATGGCAAATTGACCGACCAGCAAGCTACTGCTGCAAAGCAGCAGCTGGGGGACGTGGAAGCGAAGTTAATTCCAATCATCGGCAAAGAGGGTGTCGAGCGCTTACGGCAGGCCGGGTTTACGAAGGAAGCATTTAACGCCGAGATCAGCGCCATGCAAACAAAGATGGACGCCCAAAGGCAGGCTGTTGCCGAGGCCAGAAAACTTGAGATGACTCGCTCGCAGGACCTAATGGAGTTTACACAGAGAAATATTGAATTAATCGAAAGTGAAGCAGGCGCCTATGGGATTGTAAATAAAATAAGAGTTGGATCTCTAGAGACGTTTAAGTCAGTCGAAGAGCATCTCGCGGGCATGAACCCAAAGATCGCAGCAACATTAGGCATTGACATAGAAATGCATAAAGAAGAAGTCTATAAATTACAAAAAAACATAGACGATATTGTAAAAGGAAGCCATGTCGATGCTATAGGAAAGGAGAAAGACAAACTTTCTTCACTGAGAAAAGACCTGCTTTCCCTGGCGCCCCCAAATCTACCTACTATAAATAGCGCCCCTATAGTAGATTTCTCCCAGGCGCTTGCGGGAGTTGGCACAGGAGGCAAAAAGGCCGGGGACGGGATAGAGGAATACACCAAAATGGCATCTGACGCAACGGGTGTATCACAGCGCCTGATTAAAGCCATTGCTCAGGTAGAGAGCGGATTCAACTCAGCGGCCACGTCGCCTGCCGGGGCAAGGGGGCTGATGCAAATCATGCCCGGTACGGCACAGGGACTGGGAGAACAGCTGGGTATGCCAGCCTCTGATATACTGGCCAAGCCGTACGAAAACCTGGTGGCAGGGGCGACATATATCAAGCAGCAGGTCGAAACGTTCAACGGTAGTATTGAACTTGCCCTGGCAGCCTATAACGCCGGGCCTGGTGCGGTGGGTGAAGCGATCAAAAAAGCGGGAACTACAGTCTGGGGAGCCGTGAAAAACTTCCTGCCCCGGGAGACCCAGGAGTATATCCCTAAAGTACTAAACGCCATGGCTGAGGGTACTGCAAAGGTTGGGGACAACTGGGAAAAAGCAGGACAGGAACTTAGCCAGGAGCTTGAGCGCACCGCCGAATCCATCGGATCAT